CCGCCCGCCTCGGCCAGCTGATCGTCCTCTTCCGCCTGCCCGTCCTCCTGGCCGTCGCCAGCGCCGCCCTCCGGGTCGCCCGCCGTCTCCTCGTCGTTTTCCTCGCCTTCGCCCTGGGCCTGCTGGTGATGCTGCTCGACCAACTGCTGGAGATCGGCCAGCGCACGCGGCCCAAAGGCGCGGATGAAGGCCTTCAGGTCGCTCTCCGGGTCCGGGCTCTGGCCGTCCAGCGCCGCCATGGCGTTGAGCACGATCTGCCGCTCCTCCTGGTCGCCGGGCGACATTTCATCGTCGGGCGACTGCAACTCCCCGGCATCCGGTGGCGGCCCCCCGGCGTCGTCCTCGCCCACCTCGCCGCCGCCCTGATAGACGAACTGCGCCTCGGAGGGCAACTGCGACAACTGCGGGTTGCGGAACGGGGACTCACTGGCGGCCAGCCGCAGAAACTGGCGGAACTGCGGATCGGGATTGTAGAGGTTGGGGTGCGAGGCGGCAGCGACCTCCCCCACCGGATTGTTCACACCACCGCCCTGAAAGTGCATGGTGCCCGACAAGTGCCGCAGGTGCGGCATGGTGCGATGCAGCGAGCCCAGGCCAACCGAGGCGCGCGACGAACGCAGACCGGGGTCTCTGAATTCGCGCGAGGCGTAGTCGGGCGCAAGCTTACGCTCCATACTGCGTATCGGATTGGTATAGCCAATGTCGTCATTCATACGTCCTGCTCCGTTACGATGCTCACATAAAAAGCTCCGGGCGAGCCGAGGGGCGGCGCGGCCCGGTACAGATAGAATGTGCCGGTCGGCAGACCAGCGGTGGTCGCGACCGAGCCGGACACCGTGCCGGTGGGATCAACAATCACCGGGGCCGAGCAGATGTAGCGGGCCGCCACCACCTCGGCCAGGGCCGTCGTCTGCAACATGAACAGGTTTATCGCATTCACCAGCTTCGCGACATACGCCGGATCGTAGGTCGGGGGCGGGTCGGGCAGGGCCTGCCGGATCAAACGCGCCATCGCGTTACCGCCTCCCGTCCGGCTGCCAGTCGGCGCGGATCGTGCCCAGCCGCCAGCCGACGCCCAGGCCGTCGGACTGGAAGCGGAAGCTGATCTGGCGCTCGCGCAGGCGAATATACTGCTGGCCGGTCATGGGCGTAACCGTCAAGGTGGCCAGAGTGCTCTTCGGGCGCAGAGGCTCACTGCGCCCGAAGATGGTGACGCCGACCGCCTGCTGCTGGCCGCCCGTGCCGCGAAACTCCACGTCGGGCACGAACCGCTGCAGGTACAGGTAGTGATCGCCGCCCGAGGCGTCGATATCGGCGGAATCGATCCAGGCGGTGAGCGGCTGGCCGTTGTCGTCGTCGCCATACTCATGGTAGTAGATCAGGCTGTTGGCGCGATCTGCCGCCACCGGATAATTGGCGCGCCCCATATCGAGCCATGCCGTGCGGTCCATCGAGCCCACGCTCCACAGCTGCTCGCCGTAGTTGTAGATCACATAAGAGTCGTTCTCGGTGCTCGAGGCCGAGGGATAGAACCACCAGACCTCGCTGAGCGCATGGTTGTGCCCGGCATAAACCTTGTAGGCCTGCGTGTAGTTCAAGTTGGAAAAGATGTAATCCTTCACGCTGCAGGGCAGCTCCTGCACCGTCCCCGTGTAGCTGTAGAAAATGCCCCGGTCCATCCACATGACGACGCTGGCCGCGTTGACCATGGCGTTGGGGCCGATGATCGACAGGTTCTGCGCCACCGGCTGGAACCCGAACACATAAGGCATCCCGATGTATTGCTGCAGCCATAAGCCGAGATCGGTCCAGATCAGGATCTGGCCGCCCGTGGTGCGCAGCGCGCAGATGATATAAGAACCGGCGGAGAGCGGCTGCGAACCGGCATCGTTGGTGCGCAAGGGGCTCCAGGTATAGGCGTCCTCCTGCGCGCTCCAACGCACCAGCAGCGGATTGGCCACGGTCTGCCCGAAGTCCTCGCAGCCATAGGCGATCAGGTGCCGGTCGTTGGGCGAGACCAGAACGCTGACCGCAGTCTCGGGCACGTTGTCGGGCGTGAAGTCAACCCCGTTGACGTTGACCGGCTGGGTCAAGGGCAGGGCGGGCGAATTGAGCCCCAGCTGCTGGTGCCAGTAAAAAATCGCGCCGCCGCGCACGCAGGCCACCAGATCCTCGCCGAAGTTGTCGAGCGTCCACAGGCGGATCTGGTTGATCGTCGGATCGACGGGATTGAGCGTGGTCGGATCGTAGGCCACGCCCCAGCCGGTCGCCGGAGGCGAAGGCTGGGGATACGTCCCCATGGTCGGATACCAGCCACTCCAAGGCGCAATGCCCCAACCCTGCCCGATCACCGCATCCGGCAGGCCGCTCGAGTTGTAGAAGGTGGCCGTCACCGCCGCGCCGCCGCCATAGACCGGCACGGACGAGAGCGTCTGCGCCGGTGCCTCAAAAAGCAGGTAATCCGGGTTCATCGAGCCGCTCACGGTGTAGTAGCCGGTCACCTGAAACTGCTGGCCGTTGAGCATGGCGGCGGTGAACACATCGAAAGCCGCCGCGCCCGCCAGCGTGAAGTAATCGCCGATGGCGGCCCCGCTCCCGGGGGCATAGACGTACATCTGGGGCGGGCTGGTCGAGCCCAGCGCGCAGAGCGGGCCGCTCTCGCCGGGCACCGGCACCAGATTGGACATGGTCTTGCGGATCGGCGTGATGTCGTAATAGGCGCTCGACCAGAGAATATAGAGCTTGCTGCTCGTGCCCATGCCCAGAAACTGATGGTTGCCCTCGTAATCCGACCACTGGTGTATGTAGCGGCAGGTCCCCAGAAACGGCGTGCTCACAATCGGAGTCCAGCCGCCGATCTTCTCCGGCATCCCGGCCCGGAAACGCACCTTGTCGCAGTCGAACCAACCGCCCGACTGCGTGTAGTTGGTCGTCTCCTTGACGATGCCCGGCTGAAACTGGATCTTCGACAGTGGCATTTTTATCTAATTGTTGGCCGAAGGAGGACGGAGCTGCCCCAGCCCCGCGCCCGCCTTGCCGTCCACCTTGCCCTCGGGCGCGCCCTCGAGCTGCGCCAGCAGCGGCTCAAGCCAGCTCCGGTCGGCACCGATCTGATAGCCCGGCTGCCACTCCTTGAGCACCCGGGAGAGGCGCGCCGACTCCTGCTCGTTAAATTCATATTCCTGCAGCGGCAGGGTCGCCGTCATATCCCACATCACCTGCTGCCCGCCGTTGGCCTGTTCCACCCGGTAATTGACGAGCGTCTTCTCCCGCGCCGACAGCTCGATGCGGTCCTGCAGCTTCCACAGCATGCGCAGGTCGTCGAGATTGGCGCGCTGCGCGCCCACCAGGGCATGCAGGTTCAAGCGCTGCGTATAACTCAGACTGAGCTTCATTTGGAAAGACTCCTTTCGTTTCATTTTGTCATCGGCACCCAGCTGGAACCGTTCCAGCCCAGCAGCTGGCCGGTCTGCGCGCCGCCCCCGGCCAGCTGCTGCGGGTTGATCATGATCGAGGGCGTCACCGGAACCGACGCGCGGCACGCCCCGATGGTGGCCGTGGGGCTGGCCGGAACCTGCCAGTACTCGTCATAGGCCGCGCCCTTGTCCAGCTGGTAAGTCGCGGTGTAGTAAATTCCGGCGGGCTGCGCGCCGGAACAGGGATAGCACGTGATCGCAACCGAGCCGTCCGCCGCGAGAGGGTAAGCCTGCTGCCCCGCCGCGACAGTCAGGCCGCCAAAGATAAACGGCGGCCACGTCAGCACGATCTGGCCCGCAGCCACCGAGCCGTCGAAGTAATAGACAATATCGCTGATCGTGGTCATGGCAGCGTGGTGAGACCGATGTTAGCGCCCTGCCGGGTTCCATCCGACTTAGTCACCCAGAGAGTGACGAAATTACTGGCATAGTTATAAGAGAGGATCACTGAGTTGGGCGGCCCCACGGGGTCTGTGCCCGCCCAGGGAAAACAATACAGGATGGGGCTCTGCTGCGCGCTGGCGGGACCGTAAATCGCGCCGCCCACAGTGATGTTGCCGGGGAAGCTGTTGCTGATCGCCGTCGTCTGCACCGTGCCATCGGGGTACATCAGGCCACCGGCGAGGATATGCAGCTGGCTCGCCAGCACCGCGTTTCCCGACTGATCCACCGTCAAAAGCCCATTGCCGCTCTGATTCGACAGCTGGAACTGGCCGCTCGCGTTGGTGCCGATGTAGGTGAAGGCCGTGCCGTACTGAAGGCAGATGGCATACGCATCCCCGCTCTTGAAGTTGCTGCGGCCCGCGCTCGTGGTGATCCCGCCGCCCGCCGTGATCGCGCCGTCCGCCACGATGGAGGAAGTATGCACACTCGGCACGGTCAGGCCATAGGAAGCACTCGCCGCCGAGCCAGCCATGCCGACACACCGCGAAGCCAGATCGACCTGCAGCGGAGAGGGCGCAGTGAAGTTGCCGTAGGCATCGCCCGACGCCGTGACCAGCACATAAAAACTGGTGGCGTCGTTGCGCAGAATGACGCCGTAAGCGCCCTCGACCAGACGCAGCTGCCCCACATTCATCCCGTTGATCGTCAGCGGATCGGGAATCGCCGTCGGGCTCCCCACCCCCAGGCCCCCGGTGAGATGCACGTTGCCCTGGACATCCGTGGTGATGATCCCGTTGACCGATCCCTCAACGGTAAGATTGCCGGTCGCCAGCAGATTATTGAACTGCGGGTTGGCCAGCGCCGCCCCCACATTGGCATTCGCCAGCCCGCCGTCGGCGTAGAGGATGGCATCGTAACCGGCCTGGAGGCTGAACTGACTGCCCGCGCCCTGCGCGAAGGCAATGGCAAAACCGCCCGAGGTCTGGTTGCTCATGATGTAGAGATGCTGGCGGCTGCTCTGCCAGTCGATGTGCACCGCGCCCTGGCTGGTCTGCGCGCCGGTCCACACGATCATCGGATTGGCGGCCTGCGGAGACTGCGCCCCATCGCCGATCTGCAGCAGATAGGGCGAGGAGCTGAGCGCGATCTGCGTGTTGCCGTTGATCGCCATGTCCAGCGTGCTCATGTTGCGGTTGACCGTCAGGCCCCAGGTGTTGGCCTGCTCGCCGGTCGCGGGCAGCTCAATGCCTAAATTTTGCGTGTAAGTGGACGGCATGTCAGACTACCTTGTCTCTCCAAATCAAACGCTGCGCCCCCACCACCGGCCCCCAGCGAGGCTTCCCGGCACAACGCGCCACCCAGCGCACCGCAACCGGCTTAGGCTCCGCCCACAACCCTTCTACCTTGACCCAGCCGGGGGCGACAGTAAGCGCCGGGGCCACCACCTGGACCAGCACGCTGCGCGATGGAGCGGAGAGAGTCATAAGATGCGCAGCAAAGCCGTTGTCGGCCCCGGCGGCGGAAACTGCACGTGAAAACTGCCCTGGTTGGAAACTTGATCGCTGCCGAAGTCCAGGATCGCGACCGCCAGATTCTGCTGGGATAAGTTATAAAGCAGCGCGCGCCGCGCCCGGATCGAACTCGCGAACCAGACCGGATCGTCAAAGGAGACATAGCAGACCTGCCCCATGCTCAGGATCTGCGGATGCAGCAGCCGCTGCCCACCCGCCGCGTACCCGGGCGCGACCACCTCGCCCACGGGCGTGTAGGCCGCCGTCAGGTCCGGGTCGAGCGGGGCCGAGGCCGTGTAGAGCGCCAGCGCGAACTGGTCCCGGTCAAAGGCATGCTGGCCGCGCAGCAGGCCCTGCTTGAATTGCGTACAGATCTTGGGGCCGCTCATCATACCGGCTGCCTCTGATCGGCCTCTGAGTAAGTGTCCTTTTTAGTTCTGCCCTTGGCGTAGCCCTGGTCCATCGCCAGATCATCGGTGAAGGCCTGCGTCAGGCGCTGGTAGAGGCTGTCCTCGGCCTTCATGTATTTCGCCGCCTCGACCAGACTGCCGCTCAATAGCGCGTGCTCGAAGTGGTCGCCCAGCCAGCTGGTCTGCGTCACCGTGATCGACTGGGGCTCGTAGAAATAGCCCAGGGTAGTGGCATAGCTCTGATCGGGCGTCGGCCCCAGCTTGAGGCTCGCCTCATTCACATAGCTGTAGAAACGCGGCAGCCCCACAATGCCCGTCGAGGGATAACACTCATCGATAAACTCCGGGTCCTTGTTGAGCAGATAAACCAGGGAGTTGTCAAAGCCGACTACCTGGAAGGAGTCCGGGGCCAGGAAGTCAGTCGGCACCGTCACCAGCTGTTCGCCAGCGGCCAGAACCCCCGACACATCCTTGCGGAAAGGAGGCAGACGAACACTCAGCCGGAGACGCGCCTCGCCCAGATGGATGAAGAGATCGATGTTACTGACAAACGAGGCCTCGAAATCCAGAGAGTAAGTCTGGATCGCTGCCCGCAGGTCGCTGTAGTTCATCCGCCCTCACTCTAGTAAATTCCGCTGAAGTTAGTGCCGCGCTGGGCGATGCCCGCACCGCGCACGTGCCCTCCCGACGCCATCTTCTTCGGCGGGGAAATCGTGTTGGGAAATTTCCGGCGCTGCTTGGCCGCGCCGCCCGCCGCCATCTTGTCGCACTCCCCGCCCTTCTTCATGCCATCCTTGTCGGTGTCGGAGACGCACTTGCCGCCCTTGGCGAACTTGCCGCCCTTCTTCATGCCGGGCGGCCCCGGCATGCCGCCGGGCAACGGCGGACCAGGGGCAGCCGCAGGCAGCCCCACCGGCGCTTCGGCATCGTCATCGGGCGGAGGCTGCGGCGCAGCCGCCAGCTTGGCCTTGACCGCTTTCGGCTTGCGCCGCAACACGCCGCCCTTGGCCAGCTTCGCCTTGCCCGAATGAGTCGGCAGATTGCCGGGCGCGGCCTTGGTCGAATCGAACGTGCTCACGCTGCCGCCCTCGGCGAAGCCCATCGGCCCCATCGCGCCGCCCATGCTTGCCAGATACTGTTGCATCGCCGGGTTCATAGCGCCAGGAGCACCGGGAGCACCGGGAGCACCGGCACCCGGAGCCGAGCCCGGCATGCCCATGCCGGGAGCATTGGCACCACGACCGGAGAGCGCGCCCATCATTGCCTGCTGCTGGGGAGGCATCGGCGGCGTGCCCGGCATTCCACCCGCACCCGCCAGACTGGCTCCGCCGCCGGGAGGCGCTCCCATCGGACCCGCGCCGGGAGGCGCTCCCCATCCCATGCCGGGACGCGGCTGCATCCCGCCCGGCGGCATTCCGCCCGGCTGCATCCCGCCCGGCGGCATTCCGCCCGGCATCCCGCCCATCATTCCGCCACCCGGCATTCCACCCGGCTGCATCCCGCCACGCGGCTGCATCCCGCCCGGCGGCATCCCGCCCGGTATGCCGCCCATCATTCCGCCACCCGGCATTCCACCCGGGCCGGGAGGCGGAGCACCACCGGGCGGCATCCCTGCGCCAGGGGGCAACGCCCCTAAGCTCGAGCCACCCGGAGGCGAGCCGCCGCGCGGATCGCGCACACCCTGGGAGGTCATCTGCTGTTGCTGTTGCGGAGTGGCACGATTCCAAAACATCTGCGCCAGATTGTTTTGCGCAGCCGCCACGCCGGATGGATCGGTCGGTCCCCCAGCCCCCGGCGCACCGGGCGGCGGTCCACCAGGAGACGGACCACCGGGAGCCTGAAGAGTACTACCAGGATTAATGCCAAAACCAGCCAACGTCGCCTGCTGCTGCGGCGTAAAAGCCGTCCCGCCCGCGCCGCCGCCCATCTGAAACTTTTTGGGCCGCATTCCGCCTTTGAGTCGCATCTAGAAGCTCCTTTGCCGGAGGCGCTGGGCCTCCATCTCCATGCGCCAGTTGGCGCGTTGCTTTTCGCGTTCGGCCTCCATCTCCAGCGCCGCCGCCGCCTGCTGGGCCGGGGTGGGCGGCTGACCGTTGATCCAGTTGCCGGGCGGTAACAGGACGCGGCTCTGAGCGAGCCCCGTGTCGGGGCGCGCCCCGCGCAGCGCCTGCGGATCGTTCTGTACGAACTTGGGTAGAAAATTCTGCGGGTGGTCGCCGTATCAT